GGCTGTTCATGGACCACCTCGTCTACGTTGATCGGCGTGCCGTCTTTCTCGTACCATCCTTTCAGCACGAACGGATCAACATTCTTCAAACCGTGGACGACTTTGAACCATCTCTTGGACAGAACCAAGGTGTGAGCTTTGATAACGTAAACCGGATAAGAGTAGATGCGTTGGTCTGGATCTTCTTTTTTGCTCTTTTCGATGTCTGTTTTGACTCGTTCAGTGAACGATGACTCGTCTCGAGCTGACGAAGACAAGATCGAAATAGCTGGCAGGAATCCGGCCATTCGTTGGAAACGGTTACGAATGCGGGTACGAACTTCATCGTAAAGTTTGTACGCCTTCAAATCTGGGTTGGCTTCCAATCGAAAGTTACCTTCGTCCAACGCAACGCCCATTGCGTTACGACCGATGATGTGCCAACCTTGAGAACCTGCCGTGAGATAGATGCCTCGTCCTACTGGTATTCGAAAATTGGCATACTTCTTCTCAGGATTGAAATGACACTCCTCGTTGAAGAATGGCGAATTCGTCATGAAGTTGATGAAATCGCCGAACGCCGTTTCTTGGACAACAGACCGAGTGACGGACAGCGTAGCGTAGTAAATGGCCGAACCTTTAGTGAGCCCAAAGAATGCTTGAGGGTTTCTCAAGCATCTCGCCAACACAATTCGATAAAGCATGATTGTGACCGTCACGAAGGTCTTTCCGATACCGAGAGAACCTGAAACCACCAGATTGTGAACTCGACTGTCGAGATCGAAATCCTGGATAAGGAGTTTCTTCCAAGTCGGGAACATGCCTTCCGACTCTTCCGACTTTTGCATCAACGAACCAAGCCAGTAAGGATCCTCGAGAAATTCGGACATGGACGGTGGTCGCCGTTCGTAGTCCAATCTCCACAGGTCTTTGAGGTAAGCATCGGCTGTTTCAGGGTTATTCCTGATTTCGGCAAGTGCCTCTTGTAAAAGCTTTTGGTCACTGGAAGTCAAGGACCTAAGAAGCGGATCAGCGTTCTCTCCTTTCATCACTTCTTCAATGGCCCGGTCAATCCTAGAAATAGGCTTTTCCTTGGTCCTTCTGGGTGATTTTCTTACCATTACTTTTTTGTTTACAAAATCAAATTAAACCTGTAGAGTGGGCGTTAATCAAGAGAACGTCCAACTTCCGACTTTATGAGCTTCAATGTTCCCATCCAATTCGTTAAACCAATCCTCGAACTCCTGAAGAAGGGAGACGTCGGCCGTCTTGGCTACGACAAAACATACTACAGCATCGACGAAGACAATCTGCTCAAGTTCGCCACGTCCGAACAACTCGGAGAAGTAAAAAAGCTGGCATCCAAAGCCATGGACGAGAAGGTCAATGGAGCAGCGGCAGTTTATCGATCGTTCAAAGAGCTGGAGAAGAGAGCGATTACTGCAGCTCAGCTGAAACAGTCTAAAGAAGGAACCTTTGATGCATCCAAAGTCGAAGTCTTCACGATGAAAGATCTTGTTCCTGCTCTGAGGCAGGCAATCATGGAAACCAGCGAAAAGCGTTGGGTTTACGTTAAAATCAAGGATTATTTGTTCATTCCAGTCTACATCGACGACATCGAATACCATCCTCCTTCTAGAGGTTGTGACCCTTTCGTAACCATCGAAGCTATCGCTGTTTGCGGTCGAGAAGACCCTTCTTTTTGCACCAGAAATTTCAATCTTTACCCCCATGTTCTGGGTTCAAGCTCGTATTCGTTGTCGAGAGAATTTGACGATGCTTCAGACGATGAAGACTCTGAAGGCGATGAAAGTGAAACTAAAATCGTCAAGAAAAAACAGAAAAGAGGAAGCGGAGCTACGCTTGACGCCGTCATCAAACGTTCTGGATTTTTTCTCGCAACTGACGTCAACGAGAAAGAATACGCAAAAAGCTACGCCGCATACGCCTCTGTGTCAGACAAATGCGGTTTGCAGTACGTTCCTGTGGACTCATCTGTCATGGGAATGCAGGTCGATGAAGACGAAGAAAATCGGTGGTGGAACCGTTCTAGCATCACGTCTTTGACCATCGATGGAATTCCATCGAAAGTTGTTCTCGACGACATCGATGTCGAACGCTATGGAAATGGATTCGAACATGCAACTGGATTTTCGATTAAGAAAAACGAGCATCTCGAGAACGTTGGAAATTTCTGGGGTATCAAAAATCCCGTGCTTCCTACGCTTCCTGTCGTGAGAGTGTTCGATCTTCAGACCAGCAATCATCTGTTTGTTGCCGCTGATTCAATCGTGCCATATGCGTATGACGAAACGATGTGGGAGAAACTCATCCTTCCCGAGGACGATATGGACTTCATTCAGATTCTTCTGTCATCCACCACGGTTAACATTAGCGACATCATCCGCGGCAAAGCTCGTGGCATTATTGTGGTCGGTTCTGGCGGTCCCGGTCTTGGCAAAACCCTGACTGCCGAAGCCGCTTCGGAAGCGTTCAAGAAACCTTTCTACTCTGTGCAGTGCTCTCAACTTGGCATTGACCCGGAAGAGCTGGAGAAAAATCTATTGAAGGCTCTCGCACGCGCTGCTCGTTGGGAAGCCATCTTGTTGCTCGACGAAGCTGATGTCTACGTTCGCCGTCGTGGAGATGACATTCAGCAGAATGCAATCGTGGGTGTTTTCCTTCGAGTGTTGGAATACTATCGTGGCATTTTGTTTATGACCACCAACCTTGGCGACGATATTGATGACGCCATCCTGAGCCGAGCAACTGCTCACCTTCACTACGAAACTCCATCGAGTCAGTTGGTGCCAAAACTCTGGGCCGTGCTATCCAAACAACTCACAGTCGATTTTACCGAGGACGATACGTTAAAGTTGTCCAATCATTTCGGTCGACTGCCGGGTCGATCGATTCGAAATCTCATCAAGCTCACGAAGTACTACGCTGTTTCGAAGAAAAAGAAACCGAACTTTGACATGGTGGTCAAAGTTTCTCGCTACCTTAATGTCAAAAATCTTGCCAACAAAGACTCCGCCGTTTAAGAAAGGTCAGTGGATCGGTGATAAGGACGACGAACTTACCCCAATCTTCGGTGTCGTAAAGGATTGCTATCCTGAAGGGGAGGACCCGAACCTGTTCCTCCTTGACCTTTACGTCTACAATCCTCAGGGAATTAAAATCGGTCGGCGCTCCCCGGCGATGGGCGGTCCGACTAGCTTTGAACCGTGCATTTCTGCTGAACGATTTAAGGAGATTGAAGAGCCGAATTTCCCACTGAAAGTGGACAAATTCTCGAGGACGTACCGACTCAACTTCAAGTGAATACTTAGAGACGCATGGCCGTCTCAGTCAAGAAGATCCCGCTTCCGAGTCTTTCGATGTTTAGCCGCACTCCGGTTTACGACGTCGGCGGCACGGTGGTGTTTGGACTTCAGCAACCGGTGGTTCTGCCTGCTTCATCCGACCAGATCTACACTGTCCGACAAGGCGTTGAGAATCGGTTGGACCGCATCGCATTTCGTTTCTATGGTACGCCGAAGTTGTGGTGGGCAATTGCTCAAGTGAATAACTTGGTCGATCCGTTTCTGGACATTCCAACTGGCAAGCAACTGAGAATTCCAGATCGGTCCAGATTGCCCATTAATTAACGTTTACATTCTGGTCCAGACTACGTTCTAGACTGGATGCTCAAGACCAAATCGGCGTACAAGGACTGCTCTGCGACGATCGTGTTCACTCACCGGCGTGGGAACACATTTGCGTCATCGACAGATTTCAGAAACAACGGATCGCTGTCTCGCGTCGAACGTTTTCCAGTTCGTGCTACTGGAGGCCATCGTTACACCTACATCTACGGCGTAATTGAGAACGCACACGTTGGCTACATGGGTGGATCAAGATTGAGCCGACTGAGGCTGTTTCGTCGGCTAGTTCAACTTCGATTGGACGATCCAAAATTCCTCAAAAGACTTGAACAGTTCGAAGCTGGCGAAGCGTATCGAGAGGCTCTTGAAAGAGTTTCTGAATTGAGAAAGGATTTGGTTTCTGCTAGAGCTGATCTAGTCACGTCTGCAAAAGAAATTGCCCGTGCGAATAAGGAAAAACCAACTCATTTCACGATCCCATTGATCAAGTGAACCGAAACAAACTTACGATCACCTATCCGGCCACAAAAGAGACGAGTGGCCAGAGAGTTAATGTCACGTCGGTCGTTCAATGGACAGGAGAGATTAAAGATTTTTCCGAAATCCCAGACGGTGGCTTGTTCTTGATCGGTTCAAAGGTTTATGAGAAACTAGGAACTCAAAACATTTCTGCTCAACTTCTGCCATGGGACGACGAGGACTTCTACGACTTTAAACCTACCGTACCTGTCGGAGTTTTGATGACTATAAAACCAGAAAAATTTTAACCAATGCACACCATATCCCACGCGTTTCAGCAATCAACGCAATTAGCGACGTTTGTATCACTAATTGCCATCGGTCTCGTATACGTCGGTCTCAGCTGGCTGTTCGGCATGTTTGGCGGCGGAGACGGCGACGGACACGATCATGACGGACACAGTCACCAAGGACACGACGGCCATGACGATCATGGTCACACGACAGTTAAGGTTCTATCGCCGAAACTTATCTCTGTGTTTTTGATTGGACTTGGAGCTGGCGGAACTTTAGCTACCGTTTACGGTCTTAGCGCCGTCACTGCCACGCTCGTCGGCGTTTTGTCAGGATTTGCTCTCGGCGGAAGCATGTACGCTTTTTTCAGGGCGCTCTACAGCCAGCAATCGAATTCAAATTTAGTCATCGAACGGGCTGTCGGCCATGTCGCCGTCGTAAACGTGCAAATTCCGATCAACGGCTCTGGCGAAG